GGCCAGGAGACTGCCTAATGTGAAATTCGGGGGACTCCCTGCGGGTTCCCCGGTAATAATAAAAGAGTATGTACACGAAAGTAAGTATTCCTAAGAACGGAGACGGAGCAGGTTGCCCTGTTTCCAGATCATCAAACATCATCATCATCGACGTGGATGACATCAAGGTGGAGCCGACCAGAGAGGTGGGCAATACTGCCTTGAAAGGAGACCTTGAGCTCGTAGAGGGCGCAAAGGCTGTTGCAATCTATGCGACACCCACTACCATTACTGAGACTGAGGAGTTTTCCGGCGACGCCGATGCGTGCGGTGTAAAGCAGGGAGTTGAATACGAACACCCAGGCAATAGCGCGGAAATCAAAGGCTTTTCCGAGGCTTTCATGAATAGGGGCGTTGTCATTCTCGTGACCGACTGTGACGGAACTGCCGCCGGCAGGACTCAGATGTTCGGCCGCAAGTGCAATCCGTTGTTCATGAGTGTCGAAAGAACCGGAAACAACGAGGCCAACAAGCGCAAGTTCTCTTTCAAGCAGAAACTGAACGACAAGTTCCTTCCTGGTGACTACACTGGTACAATGCCGGCAACTGCCGATGCGGCAAAACCTACCGGCGAAACCGCCTAGCCATGAGCGAGAAGAAAAGCAAGACTGAGGCTTCCGAACAGGAGGCTCAGTCTCCTGAAGTAGCGCAGGCGGCTCAGGGGGCCGATGTGAACAAGGAACCAGCTGCTGTTGCGGAGCAGAAAGATGTTCAGGCTGCTGTCGTCGTGCTCGCATACAAGGGCACTGAAGAGCAGGTGAAAAGAGTTTGGGAGAAGATGGCCGGACTGTCGATGGCGGTTCTGGCATATTCTGACGAGGAGAAACTCCAAGACGTATTGGCTAAGATTGTAGCGGATGAAAGCATTGCTGATGACTTCATCTTTGTTCCGGCCAACGTGATCCCAGTCAAGCCTGTAAACTTGGAGGAGCTGTCGGTGCCATACGTTTACACGACGTCGCGCGGTGAAAGAATCTACAACAGCAGGGTGCCGATGGCATTCGGAAAGTCGAAGCTGGTGGAACTCCTGGCATCTTCAGACGTAAAGGACGATGAGGAGTTTATCCGCTCGTATTACGGGCGCTACAGGCACTATCCTGTCGAAGTCGGATTCACGTTCGGAAACTTCATTACACCAGTTACCAGGGCAAATCCTTGCGAGCATGGAGTGATGGAAGCTTTGGTCAGAAAACGCTTCATATCTGCAAGCGCTGAAGGATATAAGGCAATCAGCTCCCTTATCGAGAAAACATTGCTGAGTTAGTATGAATGACATAGACAGATGGATTCGTCAGGGAGCCGAGGTCAATGAAGGACTTCGGCTTCTTGGTATATACGCGCCGAACAGATGGCTTGACGAGCTTGTCCGGAAGGCTCCGCGCTTCAGGTATCTCCTGGAAGAGAAGTTGAAGGCATTTGCCGATTGCACTGCCCAGAATAACAGTCTGTCATCATTGTCGCTCAGCCAGGAGTATGGCAACAACTTCAGAAAGAAGTGGCCGTTTCTTGGTGATGCTGATTGCCCTGCAGAATTGAAGATCCTTGCGGCCGACATGATAACCGCATGGCATGATTTCGTCGATGAGCATGAGAATCTGTATTCCTGCACGACACCCGAAACTTGCTATGACACAGCGGAAAAAGTGATAAAAAGTTTTACGCAAAATCGGAATATCCGTTCCGAATTTGCGTATTACAAAGAGCATCATTCCGTGCTGGGGAAACACCCGATTTTCGGAGCTGTGAAGAGGCGCGAAGCCTTGCAGAAGATGACGGTTTCGGAATTGTTCAGGAGGCAGAAGAATCTCATCGGCGCGATATGGCGCGTGAAGTCCGAAATGAAAAAGAACGACCGTCCGGATCTGAAGATTCAGAGGGAAGAGAGATTGAGGATGAAGGAGAATGAACTTGAGGAAGTAAACAGGATAATCGAAAGTTATAATGGAAGAAAACAATGACATCAAGCAGCACACGTCCGATTCGGAGAAGGTGAGCTGGCTTGCAGCTTGCGGCTGGACGGAGGAAGATATCGCAAAGTCTTTGGGCATGTCCCATAGGGCTTTTATGGGTAGGGTCGAAGATCCTGCGGATGAACTTTTCGACAGTGTGGCACGAGGACGTCTCCAGAAGCGGGCAGAGATAGAAATCAATATCGCGCGGTTCGCAGCTGCCGGCGATACTGACTCCATCAAGCAGTTCTCGGAGATTGTCCGTGACAGGTCGTTCTCCATTTCCAAGCTGGATCTGTTCGGTGGCGCGGAAAAAGAGGGTGCCTTCCAGCGGATCCAGGACTATATCGCGTCCGGTTCCAAAGGTACGCTGAGCGAGAAAGAGCAGGTGTATGTGGATATTCTCACACTTATCTATTCTCTCGACGGGCAGTATGGGAAGCGCAGGACAATAAAGTTCCTGACGGCAGCACCGTTCAACTTCAGTTATGATCATGCTTCTGACATGTACAGCGAGGCCACCGAGATGTTCTATTGCAACAGGAAGATTTCCAAGGAAGCGCTGCGGAACAAAATTGCAGACCAGTTCGATGCTCTCTATATTGCTGCCAGGGATGCGGCGCAGACTTCCAGGGATTACGAGGTGGCTGCCAATATTCTTGCTAACAAGGCAAGGGCATTGCAGCTGGACAAGGATGATCCTGTAAAGCTTCCGGCTGAGATGTATGTCAAACCGTTCCGCGTATTGTCATTGACTCCGGAGTCGATTGGTCTGCCGGCGGTGAACAGGCAGGAACTTGGGCGCCAGATAGAGGGCCTTGTCGCGCCTGAGATGGTGAAGAAGCGTCTGAAGATGGAGGCCGGTGTCACAGATATGAACGTGGAAGAGATATTGAGCAATGGGGTACAGGAAGAAAGTTAATACGTCGAGGACTGAGTCCGCGTCGGTTCAGTATCAGAACAAGTTCGCACAGGTTACGTCTTTGGTCTCGGCTTGCCAGTGCGTGGCTGTTCTTGGCCGTGGTTCCGCAAAGACTACGGACATTCAGGCAGAGAGATTGTTTGACGTGATTTATGAGTTGCCCGGAGCGCCGTGCGTCTGGGTGGCTGATACTTTCAACAACCTTTCTTCCAATATCCTTCCGGCAGTTCTTGAAGGCCTGGAACGGAAGGGACTGAAAGAAGGCGTTCATTATGTCGTCGAGAAGGAGCCTCCCCAGTTCTCGGAGGCGGAGAAATCGGATCTTCCGTCCTGGCTGAAGCCTCATTTTTGGAAGCCGTTCAATAAGCTGGTGTCGTATAAACGCACGATTGTTTTCTATACGGGTACCAATATCCGCTTCGGCTCGCTCGACCGGCCATCAACATTGGCCGGAGCTTCCTATGTGTACGTTTTCGGGGATGAGGTCAAATACTTCAAGGAGGATAAGATTGCCAATCTTCTGAAGGCTGTTCGTGGCTATCGTGCCGAGTATGGACACAGTGTGTACTATCGCGGGTTCTCGTTCACGACGGACATGCCGGATACCTCACATGTCGGTGAATATGATTGGGTCCTGAAATATGCGGCCAGCATGAATGTGCCGGCGATACTCCTTGTAATCCGTGCGGGTCTTGTATATAATGAATCTCTGCAGGAGTGTGTGGCCGCAAGGGACAAGTGGGTGAAGACCGGCTCGCGGGAAGATTATAATGAGTTCAGGAACAAGTGCCGTACTGCCGATCTGTGGCGCTCCAGATGGCAGGAACTTCGGATGAGACCGGAGGCAAGGACATTCTTCATCCAGGCATCTAGTTATATCAATGCCGATATCCTTACAGAGGAGTGGTTCTCTGATGCGATTTCCGCGCAGCTGCCTGACCTCAAGACCGCCATACTGTCGATGAAGCCGACGCTTGATTCCGGGGACAGGTTCTACACGGCATTGGCCGAAAGGCATTTCTATTATGACGGAATCAATGAGTCTGCATACGACGATATGAACATGATGGATGCGGAAGACTGCCGCGTCCTGAAGTATGTGGATATGGATAAGCCGCTGATGGCGGGCGTTGACTTCGGCAATATGTGCTCAATGTCTGTTGCCCAGAACTGCAAGGAGGGAACAAGGGATTGCATCCGTGTGATCAAGTTCCTGCACACGCTGCCTCCTGACTATGTCCCCGAGCTCGGGAAAAAGTTCAGGCGCTATTTCAAGCCGCTCGGCTCCCGCATTCTGAAACTTTATTATGACCGTGCCGGCAATGCCTACAAGTCTGTAGGAGAAGACCAGGTCAGCAAGCTGAAGCGTGCCATCGAGTATGACGGGAGCGAGCGCACCGGCTGGACGGTTCAGCTCATGTCCATCAATCAGGGCAACATTCCACAGCCTGAAGAATATGCGTTTATGCAGGAACTGTTCTCGGAGACGAATCCTAGACTTCCGGTAGTCCGCATCGATGCTTCGGCTGCCAAGTATCTGAAGCTGTCACTGGAAAATGCGAGGACAAAAGTGAAGTCCGGGATTGTGTTCAAGGACAAGAGTACTGAGAGGCTGCCTGTGGATTTACTTCCTACACGGTCAACCAATCCGTCCGACTCTTTCAAGTATCTTACTATGACCAAGCAACTTAGGCAGATAGCGAAAGGCCGTGTGCCTGCCTCATCCGCTTCCTCTGATCCTCAATGCCGTTAGCGTCATTCTGTCATGGCGTCGCCATATATCACTCCGGATGCGGTTTGCAATCGCATCCGTTTCGGAGCGCGGTCGGGCTCTTCTGTGACGAGAAATAGATGTTTTGTCGGGGAAATTCAGCCAAGTACCGCATTTTTAGCGGATTGCGCGTAAAATGGTGCCGCGTCAATGCTGTTTTACGTTGTTTCTGACATTGAAAATGGCAGTTCTTCGTGTAGCGTCAGCTGGCGCGGTGTCCTTTATTGGGGCGCCGCCAAGGCTTACCTTTGTGCCATGAATGTTTATGAAGCCATTGAAAAGATGAGGAAGCTTTCTGCTGCTGGCGAGAGCTTCAGTTTTACGTTCATGTCATACAACAGCAGTGCAGGCAAAAGTGATGGCGTTGTCGAAGTCCGGCATGGTATGCTGAGGGTCAGACAAAGCGCTGATTATAACAAGAATGCCGAGTATATGGAATCTTACATTGACTTGGATACTGGTGAGTACAGGCAGTTCTGGCAGCCTCTGCTGATGACTTTTGAAGGAGAAAAAACAATATTGATATGAAGAAGAAAATTTCAGATCATACCTGGATAAAGGTCCTGGATGACGGGCGGGCGTTCACGTTGTCCAATAAGAGAGACAGCGGGCTTGACACTATCCTGTGGCAGGCACAGGAGCGGAATTGGGAGTATATGCCGGCAACCGTCTGCGGGCAAAAGATAATTCCGTATGGCTCGGACAATATGTTGCCGTCGCGGTTGCGCGATGTGCTGGACGGGAATAATCTCGGACCAGGCATCTTGGAGCGCCAGATGGGGCTTCTCTTCGGGCAAGGGGTGTTTTTGTCGCGTCTGGCTTTCGAGGATGGCAAAATTATCCATCAATGGCTGGAAGACAAAGAGATACAATCGTGGCTGGATGACTGGGATTATATCGCTTATATCAAGGGCTGCATGACAGATTATTTGCATCTGAAAGGCTTCTTTGATGCCAAATACCTGACGCGCGGGCACAGGATTGGAGGAGAGAAGCGGATATCGCATCTGGAACACATCCCGGCTAAAAATGCGCGGCTCGAATGGACTGACACACGCAATATTGCGGATGTGAAGCATATTGTAGTCGGGGACTTCGAGCATTCTTGCATTGGAACAGGAGTACGGGTTTATCCTGTGTATGACAGGCGCGATCCTGGCAAGTATGCCGCTTCTGCATCGTATAATCACACGTACTCTTTTTCCAGGGATTTTTATTCCGTGCCGTCGTATTGGGGAGCGCTCCGCTGGATTATCCGCGGGTCTGAAATCCCATCGATATTCAAATATGTAACTGATAACGGAATTAACCTGGCATATCATATCCAGGCGCCGAAAGAGTATTGGGATGAGAAGCGGAATTCGTTGAGAATGGAGCATCCTGAATGGTCGGATACTGAGATTGAGGATAAAATAAGCGACCTTACCAGTAGCCTTCTCGATAGCGTCGCCGAGGTTCTTTCCGGCAAGGAGAATGCCGGTAAGTTCTTCTATACGGTCGATGTTCCGTCGGAGTCCGGTTCTGAGAGGGCCCAGTGGAAGATTGCAGCGGTGGATCAGAAGATCAAGGATTTCGTGGAGAGCCAGCTGAAGATCTCTGAAGCTTCGACTTCAGCTATCACGTCGGGAATGGGCCTGCACCCGTCACTTTCAAATATCATGGTGAACGGAAAACTGGCATCCGGCTCGGAACTGCTATATGCTTTCAAATTGTTCTTGCTGTCGGACACGGAGATTGCGTCAAGCGCAATTCTTGAACCTATAAATCAGGCGATATCGTTTAATTTCCCTGGCAAAGGGCTTAAACTGGCGTTCTATCATAAACAATTGGAGGCGGAGGATGCGCTTACATCATCTGCACGGATAAAAAATCAATGATTATGCGACTTTTCAACAAAGACGACAGAGGCTCGATAGAGTTGGAAGATCTGACAGGCCAATGGTATGCTTCTTCTCCTTATCGGGCAATCAGCACGGAAATAGATTTTGCTGTGCGCGAAGTCCGGAACCGCGTTGGAATGGAGGTGATGAACCTTGCGGCGGAGGCTTATCAGAAGGGAGAGGATATGGAACTGGCCAATGCCGTCCGTATGCCTGTAGCCTTTCTTGCAATCATGCGTTATGCTGCATTGTCAACAGTCTCCCATGAATCGACAGGGCGGAAGGTGAAGATGGACGACAACGAGAAAATGCCGTTCGAGTGGATGGTTGACCGCGACGACAGGGCTATGAGAGAGCGCTATTATCGCGCCATGGACGCATTGTATTCATATCTTGAGGACAACAATGTTCCGGAGTGGATGAACTCAGATGCGCGCGGTAGCGTCAGAAGGTCCATTGTGAGGTCTCTTAAAGATTTCGAGGCGGTCTATCCTATCGATGGAAGTTACTATGTCTATTATATGCTCCAGAATCTTGTGATAGAGGAGCAGGATAATGAACTTGAACAGTATTTCGGCGGCTATTGGGAGGATATCCTTGCCGGCAGCTGCGAACAGCCTCTTCAATCATTGGCAGTGAGGGCGGCCGTGCTCTCTTCAGTTGTGACGGCAGGCGAAAGATGGTCATTGACAGTCTTTCCGCTGGAGATTGCGAAGCGTTTTTCTCCTACATATCAGGGAAATAAGGCTTCAGAAAAGGCTTCTGTGGCCGAAGTTGACTGGTATCTGGACAAATTGAGGAAGCAGAAAGCAGAGGTGATGAATAAGATCAGGGCTATACTCAGTAGGGGCGGCGGTCCTGTAGGCCGTCTTTTGCCGAAGAATGATCCGAAAAAGAAATATTGTACGACTGTATGACATCTATCGAAATATTTGAGACCGGACGCACGGCGGAAATACCGGCTTCGTGGGACGAAATGACTCCGACTCAGATTTGCCGGGTGTTTCAGATGTTCGAGGAGTGTGTTGCAGCAGGGAAGTCTCCGTTGGAGTTCAATGTCAGAGTTCTGTATTATTTTCTCGGGCTGGAAGTCAATGCTTGGGAAATTGGGGAAGCTGCTGCCGATAGAGAGTCTGTTACAAAGCGTGACGAGAATATCTTCAGGCTATGTGACGGTTGCCTGGGCTTTCTTTTCGACGGTGACACGCATCATCTTGCGTTCTCCTCCGTCAGGAATCCTTTGCCGGAGGTCAATGTCGGTTTTACCCGCTTGATAGGGCCTGGTGACATGCTTCAGGATCTGACTTTCGGGGAGTTCCGGCACGCGTCTTCAGCATTGAACTCATTCTTCAGAAGCCACGATGAGAATGACCTGGATGAATGTATATCATTTTTATACAGGAGGGCTTCTTTGCGGGAGAACAGGGCCGGGCGTCGGGTCCGTCCCGTATCGTCAGGTAAGTTTGCCGATGATATACGGGTCATTTCTGGAATGGATTCATGGCAGAAGAACCTCATAATGATATGGTTTGCCGCGTGTCTGAAGTACCTTCAGGAGGAAAAAATCAGCATTGACGGGGAACTGATCGATATGAGGCTGCTGTTCTCAGGAGATGGCGAGTCGTCCGGGCCGGCATTCGGGTGGAATGATCTTCTAGTGGAGATTGCAAAGGAGCAAAGCGTGGGGACTATGGAGCAGGTGGAAGAACAGCCGTTATTTACGATAATCAGCATCATGTGGCATAATTACAAGGAGAGAAAACGCTATGAGCAGAATGTCAAAAATCATAAGACTAGATAAGTATCTGTCCGGATTGGTCTTGCGGATGGAATACCAGGATGGCAGTATTCGCCAGTACAAGGCTATAATGACGACGGCACAGGCTGATGCCACGTCCAAATTGTCGCGTCTTTCCGGGTCTCAAATCGTCGCTGCAAGAACTGAGTGCAAGCAGTCTGGAGATTCGGACGGTTATTCGTCAATCTTGAGTACTGTGATATTCGTGTTGGATAAAGGGCTAGGGACCAGCAGGACAGAGGAACTTGAGAACAAACAGTATCAGGAGCTGGCAGGTTTGGCTGACGCTGTTCTGACGCGTATCGCTGACGACGCCACTTCAGGTATGTGCAATCTGCTGTCGGGGCTGAAGCTTGATTCTGTGGATATAACGCCGGAGAGTTCAATCTTTGGCGGGTGGAGCGGCTATAGCATTGAAATATCATTCATCTGTTAGTGTATGGGAGTGAAAGACAGGTTTGTCCGCAATGTCCTGGAAGAGGAGGGGCGCAGGATGCTGAGTTCTCAGAGTGCTGCCATCGGGCGTGCCGTGCGCTTCCGATCGGGAAGGCTGTTCAATGACAGAAGCATCTCTGTATCCGGAGGTGCTGACATGGATGGTAAGCTGACGTTCACTCATACGGATTATGAGAGGTTTCTTGATTTGCGCCGGCTGAGACATGGCACAAAGACTTCAAAGAGCAACAAGAAGATTCATAACCGCTACGTGTTCGGCGCATATTCATCCATCGCGTCGCGGCTCATGTATGATCTGACTGATGATGTGGCGGAGAGTATCCGCAAGCAGATGGAAGGCGGCTTATAACATTTGTTATAACATTTGTTGGTTGTTAAATCGCTGAAAGGTAAAGTTTAGCGTAAATTTTGCAATCTGAAAAATAAATCATATTTTTGCAGATAATTGTGGTGGCTACTATGACAGAATTTCAGCGACAGACATTGATAGAGATAGTTCTTTATATCCTGAATAAGACTAAAGGCGTCGATTTCTATCATCTTTTTAAAATTCTTTATTTTGCGAATAAGGCGTTTTTAGCAAAATGGGGAACCCGTATTATCGCGGATGACTTTTGTGCGTTGGAGTATGGTCCTGTGCCGACAAATCTGTACAATGCGGTGAAAAATGATCGTTATTCGGCTTGCGCAGGATTGATTCCTATCTATAATAGGGCAGTAGAGAAGGCTGGAGAAGACGCACCGAATGTCCTTATCGCCAAACGTCCAGAGAATATGGACTATATATCTCAGTCTGTAAAGGAGGAACTGGATAAATCTATCGACGAAAATCTCAATCTCTCCTTTTCCCAGTTGAAAGATAAATCGCACGATTCTGCTTGGAAAAAGGCGTACAACGGGACAGGCCGTAAGGTTATGGATGATTATTCTATAGCGTTGGCTGCTGGAGCCGATGAAAGCACCTTGCGTTATATCCTTGAACAGGAAGAACTATGTAAAGCGCTTGCGTAATGGCTCTTTCTGATTCCTTGTCTCTGGATATGTTGAAGACGTTGGCCGATGCTTCCATCGAAAAGGGCAATGTTTATCGTATTGAGATGGATGAATCCAATGGGGTTACTCCGAAGAATCCTGGAGACGCTTCAAGGTATAAGTATTTCATTGTGCTCGGATTTGATAATGCCGGCAATGTGTATGGAGGAGTGATAATGAACTCCGAGATAAATAAGTTTATGCCTTCGGCTATTGTGCAGTTGCAGATACCGGTACAGAGAGTTCACTATCCATTTCTGAAACACGATTCCTATGTCAATTGCGCTGATATCAAAGAGGTGAATATTTCAAAATTCTCGGAGTGGCAATATCTTGGCAAGGTAGGTAGCGTAGATTTTGACATCATCTGCGAAGCCGTGCGCAAGTCTCCTGTGATGACGAAGGCAAATCTTCAGAGGTTTGGTCTGTGATTCTATTTGCCTGCACGGAAAAGTTGTGTAACTTTGAGATGGGATGTAGTGTATAATCCATATATTCTTACAATGCTTGGATGGGGTCTTATATGTATTTTTGCTATCGCATGCTTGTTAATTATTGCGATGCTGATGGCGTTGCCTATAGTTTTTCTTGTGGGAGGCGTTGGTAATCTTATGCCGCCGAAACTGCCGAAAAATATAGATGCAATGCCTAAGGATACCCAAGAAATGTATACTAAAATATATGAACAAGAATGTGTAGAGTGGAATAACACTAGCAAATCTAAGCGCGTGTGGACTTCTATTTGCTCTATTCTTTTTGCCGTGTGTGTCGCATTATGGCTGGTTGCGGAGTTGTTCGACCTACTTTAATTCTAATCAGAATAACGCTGGATTAGCGGTTTTAGTCAATTCCTTGTCCTTTATTAGCTCTCTTCGGAGGGCTATTTTTGTACCATAAATCATAACGTTATGGCAGGAAAGATAAGAAACGAGGATTTGCAGCTGAACATCATTGTAAATGGCGATGTTGGGCGCAAGCGTATATTGGAGTTGGAGCAGACGATGCGAGATACAGAATCGTCGATAAAGGCCACCAACCAGCAACTTCAGGCACTGTCTGCCGCTGGCAAGAACGGAACGAAAGAGTACAAGGCTTTGAACCAGACTCTTAAAGACCAGAAGAAATCGCTTGAGGAGAGCCGCAAGCAATTTGACAAACTTCAGAGCGGTATATCTCTCGAGAACAAGACCATTTCAGAACTTCGCAATCAGATAAAACTCACTAATGCGGCTCTTGGCAAAGCTGTCCCGGGGACTGAAAATTGGAAGAACTTGAATCGCACATTACAGCAAACAAAAACGCGGCTGAAAGAGCTTACTGACCAGTCTAAAGCGGTCCATTACACAACTTGTGAGCTGTCGGATAAGTTCAGTAAGTATATCGTGAGCATATATGGTGCGATTGGCGCGATTCAAGGTGCTTTCAATAAATTTACTGGGGCTCGTGATGCTTTCCTCTTGTATGATGAAGCATTGACCGATGCGATGAAGACCACGAATCTGACGAAAGACGAGATCCTGGATCTGAGCGCCAGCCTGAAGCAGATTGATACGAAAACACCTCAGAATGAACTTCTCGCTCTTGTCCGTGCCGGCGGCAAGCTCGGCATAACAGGACAGGAAGATCTTCTCGGATTTGCAAGGGCCGCTGATAAAATCAACGTCGCATTGTCCGAGGATCTTGGAGGGAATGCCGAAGCTGCTATCACAGCCATTGGCAAGATGACAGACATCTTTAGCCTTACCGACGAGTATGGTATAGAGCAGGCTATGCTGAAAGTCGGTTCTGCTATCAATGAACTCGGCATGGCTTCCACTGCCAATGAGGGCTATATCGTGGACTTCTCCAAGAGACTTGCAGGTATTGCTCCAAATGCAGATATCAGCATTGACAAGATATTAGGTCTTGCCGCTACTCTCGACAAATATGGTCAGCAGTCTGAGACTTCCTCTACAGCTATCGGCCAGACGATTATGGCGATGTTCAAGCGAACTGAGACCTTTGCACAGATAGCTGGAATTCCGCTGGAGGAGTTCTCTGAACTCTTGAAGACAGACGTGAATGAGGCCCTATTGAAAGTTCTGGAAGGGATGCAGCGCGGCGAGGGTGGCCTTGCGTCCGTGACCGCAGCAATGGAAGAAATGCACTTGAATGGGCAGAGGGCAGCCACGGTACTCGGCTCGCTGTCGAAGCATACGGACGAACTGCGTTCACAGCAGGAAATTGCAAACAAGGCTTTCTCTGCCGGCACTTCATTGACAGCGGAATTTGCGGTCAAGAACAACTCTTTGACGGCAGAACTGGAAAAGCAGAAGAAAGCAATCCTGGAGAATGTGGTAAGTCTTGGCGAGAAGCTGAATCCGGCAATGTCGGAAGGAATGACGATTGCAAATGGTGGGCTGAAAGTTATTTCAGGCCTTATAGGCGTCGCTGTGAAACTACGATTGATTATATATGCTTTAACGGCGGCTTATGTTGCAAATACTATTGCTAAAAAAGCCGCGTGGTTCTGGTCTAAAGCACATCGGGAGGAATTGAACAAAGAAGTTTTGACATTAAGAACTGCTAAAGCTGGAACAATAGCATTTGCTATAGCACATAACCTTTTGGCCGGAAATGTCAAGGGTGCCGTTGCTGCTTTTAAGTTATTAGGGAAAGCTATTAAGTCAAATCCTGTAGGGTTAATAGTAGGTGCTTTTAGCGCAGTGGCGGGTATTGTTGTTTCGGTTGTTAGACGATTAAATGAAGCAAAAAAGGCTCAGCGAGAACTTAACAAAGCCTATACTGAGACCATCGACAAGATCGGGCGGGAACGTAGCGCCCTGGATAGGATGGGAAAGGCGGTGACCGATGCAAAGATTGGCTCGCAGGAACGTGCTGATGCTATCAAAAAACTTAACGAGCGTTTCGGGGATTATCTCCCTCATTTGTTGACGGAGAAATCTTCGAATGAGGAGGTCGCAGCGGCATTGAAATTGGCAAACACTGAGCTTGAGCGGAAAATAAAGTTGCAGGCGATGGAAGAGGCGCAGACTAAGATCTTCAATTCGTTGACAGATGCTGCCAGCAAGGCGACTAATTCTGTGATAGGCTTCCTGGAGAGGTGGAATCAGACAAAACTGACTACTTCTCAAATAGAGGCGGTTACTAAGGCGGTGGTCGATTATAGAGAGGCTATGAAGGCTGCGGAAGCCGAGCAGGATCCCCTCAAGAAATCGGCAGCTTTGTCGCTTGCTAAATCGAATCTGGCTGGAAAGGTGACAGCAGCGGGGCTTAATTATCCGGACATGTCGCGTGCAAAGAATGCACAGGAGGCATATTATATGCTTCCATTGGTGGAGAGTTTCTATAAGGTTCTTGACGGCTTGAGAGTGGCGGCCGCTGCGGCAGTGCAGGATGAAGCGAAGCTCAATGGCCTATATGGGATGGCTTCATCTGGCCCAGTCGATGAAAGCAGCCCGGACTTCATAGGACCGACATTGAAGAAGACCACATCTGCGGGGGCTTCTTCTCCATCTGTGACAGTCGGTCCCACTTCATCTGGAGGCAAGTGGTCACTCGGTTCAGACAGTCAATACCTTCAGGCTGCTTATGACCTGAAAGAGCAATATAGACAGGGCGACATTAAATCAGAGGACGAATACCAGAAGAAGATTCTTGATCTGGAGATACAGACGCTTCAGGATAGAATTGCTTCTGGCAAGGAGACAGGAGACCAGTTGCTTGCTCTAAAATCACAGTTGGCGGATAAGCAAATCAAACTCCAGAAAGACGAATCCGATGCTGAAAAGGCTCAGACGGCAAAGGACGCAGCCGAGAAAAAGAAGCAGATTGACGATGGTATCAGTCTTCTCGAAAAGCAGTATCGTCTTGAAAAAACGGCTATGGAGGCAAAGAATGCTGAGGAGCTGGCTGCAAGTAAGGCAACAGGGGATGAACTGGCACAGCTGAAAGAAGAACAGGCGAAGAGACTTGCCGGCATTGATCTGAAGTATCTTGGCGAGTTGAAGGCGGAACTCGAGAGGATTATAGAATCGAGCGACAGCGCCGATTTTATGAAACTCGATGGCGGGAACCTGGATGCCATAAAACTGAAGCTTCAGGAAATACGGAAGACAATTGCCGAACTGACAGGGGCTCAGGGCTCGGAGGGTGAATCGGCTGAAACGGCAACCGCACCGAAATCAGGCGGAACGCTGTTCGGAGTTGGTCAGGAGGAATGGAACCAGCTTTTCCAGAATATCGCAGACGGAAAATACGGGCTCGAAGATCTGACAAATACCGTAACTGCGCTAGAGGGGGCTTTTAGTCAAATGTTTAGCCTGTGGTCTCAGGCGTCCGAGCTCCAGGCTGCTAGGGATAAGAGTGATTTTAAAAACTATGAGAAACAGAATGACAAGAAGAAAAAGTCTCTGGAAAAGAGGCTGAATGTCGGGCTTATAAGTGAAGCTCAATACAATGCGGAAATTGAGTCGCTGGAGAAGGAGAAGGACACCTATCAGGAACAGATGGAACTGAAGCAGGCTAAGAGGCAGAAGGCCCAGAAACTTACACAAGCTATTATCAATACCGCTCTTGGCGTTACAAAGACATTGGCAGAATGGGGAATTCCTTGGGGCATTGCCCCCGCAGCGATTATGGGCGCAATGGGCGCGGCTGAAGCTGCGATGATTGCTGCCACTCCGATTACGACAGGCGCTGAAGATGGTGGATTGTTCAATACAAAAAGGGCACAGGACGGAAAGACGTTTAAGGCGAGGTTGTCTCCGGATAAGAGGGGATTCGTCTCTTCTCCTACAGTTCTGGTGGGAGAGAATGGCGGGGAATATATAATTCCTGCGGCAGGTCTTGCGAATCCGACACTACAACCGTTCTTGGCAACATTGGAAACTGCAAGACGGAATGGCACGCTCAAGGATCTGAATTTTGATGCCGTGTATCCTCTGTCGGCAACTATGGCCAGGGCTGAAGGAGGAAATACGCAAGCCGGCAGTACATCTCAGGTTGTCATCCGGGAGTCTCAAGACACCAGCAGGCTTATAGATGTTATAGAGGCATTGAACAAACGCCTCAGCCATCCAATCCGGGCAGATGTGTCGATGCTGGGGAAAAATGGAATTGTAGAGCAGACTGAAAAGTATAATAGATATAAGACTAGAGGTAGATTATGATTAGAATATTGACAAGCGATGGAGCATCTTTGGATCTTGATCCATCTGCCGAGTTTGAGCTGGAGTATGAAAATCCGATGTTGGACGACAGCCACATGCCGGTACCATTCAGCACTTCGATAACATTTCTTTCTACGCCCGTGAACTGTAAAGTCTTCGGGTATTTGTTGGCAATGATGCTGGAGCCTTCGGTTAAGAAGCTGTCAGCCGTCATAGAGGTCGGAGGCATTCCTTTGTTCTATGGGACTTTGTTGTTCGATTCTATAGAAGAAAAACACCTTAATTATACTTTTGCCGGGCGCGATATACAGGTTGAATGGTCTAAAAAACTTTGGCAGTTGGACATTCGGAAATTTAAGGGTAGCAAAGCATGGTATACCGCATACGAAGTTTCAGAAGGACGTGAGGTTGGAATCTGTACGCCTCCGCTAATTAATCCTGAATATGTTGCAAAATCAATATATCAAGATGATGCGGGCAAGATTGAACGAGTCAATGCCATAGATAAGTATATGAACTGTCCAGTTTATGTCTTGAAGGGAGGAACTTCAGGCATGAAATTATTTTATAGCGAAACCTTTACGCCTGTAATATCCGTCGATAGAATTCTGGCTGCAATTCCTGATGCATGGTCAGAAAAGCCATCTTTTTCGACGCTATCAATTATTGGCAGATATTCTTCGGTTTTGCAGTATTATAATACCGCTTGGGGAGCCTCTATTAAGAATGGAAATGACGGAGATGTGGCCACTTTTGACGAAACGGAATTTGATTTGGCGGGAACATTGCCGGACATTACTGTTTTTGAACTGATCAAGAATCTTTCGCATATGAGATGTGCGGCGGTATATTATGATGGTGGCAAACTTAAATTTTCCACCTTTAATGATATCGTGGAAGCTGCGCCTTTGGAATGGGATGATAAGATTTCGGATATATACTCCAGCTCGAAAGAGCCTTCCTGCAAATATGTCTTTGGGTTCTCCGATGATAGCTCGGGGAAGTTGTCATCATCTGACATGTCTCTCAATGTTTCAAAAAATAAAATCATGATTGCAGACGGTTTTATTGATGCGTTGACTATGATGGAGGGGGAGGAATATACCCCAGTTGAAAACTATAATACCGGCGATGTTTATTCTGGGAAATCATATTTGTTTCAAAAGCACAGGGCATATTTGGTGGACAGCATTTACCATAATGCCCGGAAACGCGAAATTGGTGGCGACGAGGGCTCTTCTTTTGATTCATCCGTTGATTTTATACCTGTTTGCGCGATTCCGGACGTCATTTATTACGAGAAGTCTGATAATGTTCTTTCTCCGTTTTATCTGGCCGCGCCTATAATTCCCCCTATGACCTCAAACGAAGAACGAGATTCGAAGGTGTATATGGGATATGTGTTTGATGGACAAATGACAGACTCGGGCTTCACAGTGGGAGAAGAAGGTAAAGAACATTATATGGGCGTTCAGTTTACAAAAATGCCTGAGTCTACTAGACCGCATCTGATGTCGGTGGATAGATTATTGGATGAATATCATGAGGCTTTTGCAAATTGGATTTCCTCCGAGAGACAATGCGTGACGGCAGATTTGAACCTGTCGCTGTTTGATATCTGTAATTTCAGAATGTATCGGCTCGTCTATTTCAATGCGAGACGATGGGTTGTCCGAAAACTTACATTGACATTCAATGTCAACTCTGATTCGGTTTCGGCAAGAGGTGAGTTCCTTTCGTATGATTCTCAGAGGTGACTCTGCGTGTCCTTTCTGACGGATGCGGTTTGCCTACTTTTGTGACAGAAGATAGGCAATATGACCATTAATGATACATACGGCAAATATGAAATAGTATTCAGCAGGAGTGTGTCGGATCTGCGGGTGAGCGATGCCGGCACTTCGGCTGTACCTGTTTCGGTTATGGTGGACACTGAGGAGGTGGCTGCGTTTTCAGTGATGCCTTATAATAAGGAAATTGTTCTGAATTTGTCCGGAATATTAGAGTCTTGTGCTGCAGGCAACCTGCCCGGTCTCTCATCGGCATATATTGTAAGGAGCATAAAAATTACTGTGGGTGGCCAGAAATGGGAGCATCTTGTCCTGTTTGGGGTGAAGCCTGCCAAACTGAGTGTTGACAAGTATGATATCCTGACGCGTCGGCCGTCACGTGTGATGACATTCAGGGACAGTGTTGAATATGTGTCTTTAAAGTGGGAGTTCTACTCAGCTCCGGGCGCTGGCTCGGAACTGCTGGCGGAAGTATATTTTATGACACATCTTCCGGTGCAGGTTACGCTTCCGGGGCCGGTGTTATTGACTTCAGCTACCGGTATGGCACGGATTGACTGCTCTTACTCCGTAGTCAGTGCTGCCGTAGCTTCTGCTGGATATGGGGATGAAGTTATACTCGGCTGGAAAGTATGGGCAAGGGATGTGAAACTTAGCATTTCCGGTCCGGCTGTTGAAACGATAGGGGCTCCGCAAGAATTCTACTTGCTGCCGTCCCGCAGGCATTGCTCATATCTGTTTAGGAACTGTTATGGCTTCTTTGATACTATCCACGCTACCGGCCCGAAGTCTTTGTCCTCTGATGGCGAAGTATCGACTTTCGTCAATGGCGGGCTGGAGAGTGAGCTTGATAATTCGGCAAGGCTATACTTTGAGCAGGGTACCGGTTACATTGCGACTAAGGACGAGGCTTCTTTTTGGATGGACTTTATGCGCAGCTCGGAACGATACGTCATTGAGAATGGCACCGCCAAGAAGATTATCATTGACGAAGGCGATGCGAAGACAACGACTGAGGAATTGTCTTCCTTTAAGTTCAAGTGGCATTACGCTGACAGAAACAACGATTACAATATATGAAGAGACAACATTACAGAAGTGACCTTACATTGAATGTCAAGATCACGAGGCCTGCCAATTCCGACGGCGGTGGCGGGCAGGTGGCTATTCCGGAGCATGTCAGGCTGAAGTATTTTGTTCCTGACGGGCGCACGTCAATTGTCGCTGAGCGAAATGGAAAGGATACGACTTTATGCAAGCTTTCAGAAGACGGAATGTCTCTGGAGGTGTTCTTGCCGTTGTCAAGGAGGCAGCTTGGTGTCGGAAATCTTATAGTGGTAATCACTGAATACTCTCCGGCGGCTGGGTTTCCTGATGAGATCAAGGAAATACATAATCCGTCAGAAACGGGCATACAGCTTTGGAGGGGTGCGTCTGATGGCGATGGGACAATTACAACTGAAGCGGAATTGGTGGCGTGGAGATATGGCTACAGCGCGTATGAATTGGCGAAAATACATGGTTTTGAGGGAACTGAGGAAGAGTTCATCACCTGGTTGCGTCAGCCGGCTGTGGATGCTTCAAGTAAAGCCGATAGTGCTGAATTGAAGAGAGCTGAAGCGGAGACTGGGCGAGTATCTGCGGAACGCGGTAGGGTGTCTGCCGAGGAAGGTAGAAGCGAAGCGGAGAAGGATCGTGCCAATGCCGAGAGTTCTCGCGCAACAGCGGAAAATTCCCGCGTTAAGGCCGAGCAAGAACGTGTTGACGAGTTCGGCCGGCTGAAAACTGAATCGCAGACTGCAACAAAGAATGCACAGGACGCGGCGAACATTGCAGCAGTGAACATTCTTGCGATTGACGTCAACGCAGAATCGGGTGTGATTACAGCCTACACTGGTGGTGACAGTTCAGCTTTTGCGTCTGGTGGAGTTAATCAAGAGACTGGGAATATCGAGTTAAACTTTAATTATAATTAATAAAAATTATGGCAACGCAATCTAAGATTATAGGCCGCGTACCTGTCTCAAGGCAGGAGTATGTTCAGGGCGCGACCTACTACAAGGACAACATCGTGGTGCGCTATGGTTCTGCATTTCAGTGTACCGTGGACAGCACGACGACTCCTCCGGCCACACTCGACGCTTCAGGCAGGGTGACGCTCGGTGAAGGGTGGATTTTCTTCGCGAATGCGTCAGCAACGCACATGTTTAAAGGCTCGCTTGACAGGCTGACTACCCTGCTCGGCTATTGCGAGAAGCGGGCAGTAGTAAACCTCGAACTGGGAGTGAGCGGCAAATATGTGCAGTGCGGATCCCGTTCAGCAGTTGCGAACGCTGCATTCGCAATCAGTAAGCCTTTCGATGTGGAGGCTTGCAGTGAGCTGCTTATCAAGACTGGCTTCAACCCTTCAGATGCGTCACACAAGGGTCTCGACCTTTCCGTCATCGCCATCTACGAGCAGATTGAGAGGCAGCGCACAGTGCAGAAGAAGAACCCTGACGGCCAGCTGCTCTATTACGTGGTCACGACTGACGCGGAGACAGGCAACTAGACGGTGACACAGGACGAGACTACGGAAGACACTGGCTATCCTGTCTATGCGGTCGAGACATACACAGAGACAAGATACCTGCCGAACAACGAGGACAGGTTTGTGGCCATTCCGGACAGCGGATATTACGTTGCGAACATTCCTCAGTCCTGCAAGGTGGTTATTTCGTACAAGCCTGGAATCAGTGACACGGCGGTGATTATCGAAAAGCACGGAGCGATTGCGAACCTTATCTCTCAGGTCTTCGGCATTTACGAACACAGGACAATGGTCGAGTGTATGGTCAGTCTCGAAGAGAGAATCAAGGCTATCGAGCAGAGCCGTGGCCTCCTCGGCAATGCGACTGCCGGGACACTAGACGTCAGTGAAATTACAAAGTGCAAATATCCGATGACGCTATTTGGGCACGGAGTTCCGGCGGAGGCTACCAAGCCTACGAATCTTCCGGAAGGCTTGCCGTGGGACGGTTGCCCTATGTTCAGGGGACAGACGTACATCAATCTCGACGCTGCGTCTGGCGGCTTATACTATGCCGTCTCAGTGGATTCGGTAAATGGTTGGAGACAGGCTTAAAAGTGATTGGATATGATAAAGTATTATGAGAATGAAGCGGCTTACGAGGCCGCGGTTAAGAGCGCATTTGAGAGCCAGGTTTCCCTCATCGGCGCAAGCAACGAGTGTAAGTACGACGGCCGGAATGTGGTGGTAGGATTGAACTCTGCCACTACCGGAAGTATTGCGGTTCTCGATGGTCTGCACGCATTGAGGTTCATAGCTCCTCAGACGTTCAGCTCGAAGAGTTTTATGAGCAACTACGAAATCGTGGGTGTGGTGGCCATCGGTGTGGATCATCCGGACTTCAGAGGCGAAGTGGCCGTAATGAGCCACCAGTTCGCTGGTGCCGCATTGTCCACCAGATACTACTTCAAGCTGTCAGGTTATACGCTTGACGGAGCAGAGCACACGGGAGTTCTGAGCATCAGAAGCGCTTCCGATAATTGGGCAGCCAATCAGGACTACACGATTACGTACAAGGCGGATAATATCGTCGCCCTGGTATCGCAGCTCAATGCCTATTTCAAGGCAAACGAGCCGTTCGTTGCACAAGACTGGGTAGCGATAGCGGACACCAATGGCGACGTCCTTCTGCATTTCAAGTACACGACCTGGCAGCAGGCTGCGTATAACACGGCCAAGTCCGGTTTCTCTGTTGTCTCAGCGACTGCTCCGCAGTGGAAGTCCACGTCAAGAATGTTCAGAATGAATGGCCAAAGAAATGGCGAGGGAACCATCACGAATATGCCGCGAGCATTGGCATACTTCAGGGAGGATAATTCTACTACGGCTTATAATCCGGCCACAGACGTTACTACGGCCAAGTTGTCATATCCGATATGCCTGCCTGGTTATCTCGGCAAGTCAAAATACCAAAGCGACCACTGCGCATACTTGAGAGGAATCTACGGAGAGGGCGAGGAAGGTTGGCTCAAGTTTATGCGGAGCTTTCTTCCTGTGCTTCCGTCGGAGTATGGAATATTTGACGACAGCACATACGGCACAGAGAAGCAGAACACCTACTATCTGGCCAGTCTCAAGTATGTCGGACAAGACGGCGTAGAAAAGTATGTCAGTCCGGCTGCGAGATTGGCGGCTGAGCGTGGTTTCGGCCACGAACTGCTCAAGCGCGGTGAATGGGTAATCGGCAAGATGTCACGCATATTCAGCATCGTAGGCCAGTTGCGCTATCCGACGACACCGGACAAATTCGCGGACAAGGTGAATGCGGCTCTCGCTGCAATAGGCGCTCCCGCTCTCGGTAATAACAGCCACGTTTGGTCTTGTTCCCGGTACCTCGAGATCATCGGTTGGATTGTGAGTGGCAGCTACGGTTTTGCCGGCGGCAACTACTTGTGCGACTCGTACCTGGCTGTTCCCCTCGTGCTTTTGAAAGTTACCGCTTAAAGCGTGGCTTAGTCTTAATCTTTCGGGCGAGGAGCGTCCCCGCTCCCGCCCCTGCAAATTACAAGTGAGTTATGCCAAAGTCAGAATATTACGAACCGAAAAAGTTGCCCGGAGAGAGGCCTTATCCCCAGATTCTCAACGATGCGGAGGAATTGTACGGACTTCTGCTCACAGCCGAGACTATGATGACGAAAGTTGACAAAATCAGGTACAACAATAGGGCTGTAGACCAGATTCTTGACGTAATCAAGGAGCTCGTTCTTGCTTACGACTTCGAGGACGACAGGGAGATTCATCTGAAGAGGATGTGCGCGAATGTGACAGTATTTATCAGGACGATGAGGTTCATCAATGACCGCAATATCATCCACGTCTTCAATCCTCTCGAAACCGAGAAGCCGGACTCCGTCAAGATGAAGATAATGGAGCATCTCGGCAAACTTGACGAAGGTGCGACCCGCTGGAAAAATTCAATTATCAACTCAAGGAACAAGGGCACGTCCGGCATTGCGAAGCAATGAACCGGCAGTCCCGAAAAATCATAAAGGAGGCCCTCCTTCCGCATAGCGGCAGGTAAGAGTAAGGTATGGGCCTCGAACAGCAACGTTTGGTCTTGTTCCCGGTACAACGAGAACAACGGTTGGATTGCGAATGGCAACAACGGTTTTGCCGGCAACAACAACTTGTACAACTCGAACCTGGCTGTTCCCCTCGTGAATTATGGTTGTACGAAATGGAACTCGAGACTCTAAAAGATGACTACTACGGCTGTCGTTCCAACAAGAGGCGAAGCCTGGACAGCATTCATTTTTCGCTGCATTGGGAGAGAGACCTGATGCGGCTGCTTAGGGATTTCGAGGACCGCTCCCTTGTTCCTTTTTTATATGGATTCATCAATCCCAATCCAAGAGACAGAGAAGTCATAGCGTGCCTGATGGAGATGAAGACGCTCCAGTATCACTTCGATTATCACGTGCGTCCGATCGTCGAGGAAAGACTGACTGACAGCACGTTCAACAACCGCATAGGCTTCGGATGCGACAGGGCTATACTGAAGGTCCGTGACGACATCCGTAAAGTCTCGAAGAACTACACAAGGGATTGCTATATAATAAAGAGAGACATCAAGTCGTATTTTCCGTCAACGGATCTGGACCGCTCATACGAGAGCTATCGTGCCCTCATAGAAGAGTGTGTCGAGGACAAGGACGAGAAGGACGACTTGTTGTATATTCTTCAAAGAGTCAATTATGCCTATCCTCAGGAGCACGCACGTCTGAGGTCTCCGCGATTCAGATGGGATGATATCATAGCCGCCGGGAAAAGCGTTATCTTCAATAACGACCCGAAACACGGAGACTGCCTCGGCAACCAGTTCTGGCAGGTGGAGAAGAACTACGCGCTGGCGGAGTTTGACAGGTTTCAGGTGGACACCTGCGGACTTCATTACACAAGATTTGTGGATGATATGGTCTGGGTGGTGGAGAACCTGCAGGCCGGACTCGCCCACGTCGCCACCAGCGAAAAGATGCTGCTGGAGGAGTTCGGCTACCAGATGCATCCACTCAAGAGGTATCAGCAGCACTATAGCAAGGGCGTCACTTTCCTGGGCGCGAAAATCAAGTTCAACAGAATCTATGCAAGCGACAGGGCCGTAAGGAACTGCAAGATGGCCATCCGGAAATGGAACAGGCTTGTGTATCCGTCAATGCTCGGCCACTTCCTGGACAGCATCAACAGCTATCTGGGAAACTTCAAGCACAGGAACGCCTATGGCATCATCAGAAACCTTGTCGATGAGGTCGGTCCGAAATGGGAGAAATACTGCCATTATAACGATGACCGCAGATGCTTCGAAGCGAATGAGGGCTATAAGCATAACGACATACTGAAGAGGAAATATCATTTTAAGTTCAATAAAGACAAAAGGAAGAAAAATGACAAGACAAGAAATCGAGGACAAAAGAAACGTCCTGTTCTCCCTCGTCAGAGACAGGGAGGCAAAGCTTAAGGAAACCGACTATGTAGCTGCAAAGATTGCCGAGGGCGCGGCGACTACGGAAGAGTATGCAGATACTCTCTGTATGCGACAGCAGGCACGAGCGGACATCAATGCTGCGCAGGCAGAGCTGGAAAAACTTGACAAGGAGGAACCTGAAGACAAGGAGGAAAAACTATGGATGAGATAATCAAAACTTTTGATCTCCCTGACGGAATGAGCAGAGGGATTATGATAGCCTTTTTGCTCTGCGTCCTCGTCTGCGCCGCCGCATTGATTGATATGTGGACAGGCATAGACGCTGCGAAAACAAACAAGGAGCGAATTATGAGCCACGGACTTCGCAAGACGGTGAGGAAGATTATAGACTATCTGAGGATAGTTTATTTCTTCCTGCTTATTGATATACTCGGGGCTATTTTCGCGTGGTATAACCTGCCCTATTGCGCGATTTTAGCGACTTTAGGCGTACTGCTTATTGAAGGACGTTCCGTTATCGAGAACTCAAAGAAAAAGAAAAGCGCGGCAGGCAGGGTAGTTGACGTCGTTCAGGAGATTATCTCCTGCGTGGACAGCGAGAAGGCACAGAAGGTTATCGAGATGATTAAGGAAGAGCCGAAGCACGGCATCAAAGGAGAGTGAGATGGGAACAATAAGCAAAGACTTCAGTTATCGGGAGTTCGAGAGAAGTGAAGTCGCGGATGCAAAGCATATCTGCAATGTCATCACTTCCTTCGAGGTGCGCGACAGCATCCTGGCATTGACGGAGAATGTGCTCCAGCCGCTGCGCGATGCGTGGGGGAAGCCGTTGAAAGTCAACTCCGGATACAGGTGCAAGGCGCTCAATGCGGCCGTGGGCGGAGTTCCTACGAGTCAGCACGTGAAAGGTGAAGCGGCAGACATAGCGGCAGGTGATCCGGTGAAGCTCGCAAGGCTTGCTGTGAAGCTGAGGCTGCCTTTCGACCAGATGATACTCTACCCCACATTCGTTCATTTCAGTCACAAACTGAATGGCGAACAAAGAGGGCAAATTTGCTACAACTGGCGCTATACGGGAGAAAAGGTATGAGAAGGATGTTAATATGGGCGGCTACGGGTGGAGGTGTCGAGGCCGCGGACTGATTCAAATTAGAAGGCAATGAAAATACAACTGGTGGCATTTCTTTCCGAACTGGTGTCAATGTCACTACTTGCCGTGCTTGTGACATCGTGCGGGGCACTTCGAAAGCAAGTAGAGACCATCTATGTTCGAGACACCACTTACATCAGTAAGGTGCAGGTGGATTCAGTATTCAAGCGAGATTCAATCTTCGTGAAGGAGAAGAATGATACCGTTTACGTGTATAAAGAGAAGGTGCGCGATAGATTCCGCATGCTTCACGATACTGTTTATCGGCACATGGTGGATTCTGTCTATGTGGATAGGGTGCGCGAGGTCCAGGTTGAAAAGCCGTTGACGACTTGGCAGCGCTTCAGGCTCCGAGGCTTCTGGGTGATTATAGCTATGGCTGGAGGATATGTCGTTTGGCGAAATAGAAAGTGGCTATTACATTTGCTCGCGAAATTGATTTCGTGAGCAAAATGAGCTTGTATCATATCACGTGTTCCGGCTACGCAGCGATGTGTGGCCGTTTTTTAGTCCAGGATATCCACATTCTTCAGGTCTTCTTCTGCCTTCTTTCTGTTTTTCCCTACATAAATTGATGTCATAGCGACTGAACTATGATCTGCTTGCTGCTGCACTGATGTCAGCGGAACTCCAGAACTTACCATGTTGGTAATTCCGGTGTCCTTCAGCGAATAGAACTGCAGTTCCATAGGGAATCCGCAACCTGGTCGCACGTATTCCTCCCAATAATTCGATATCTTTCTGGACCATATCGGTTTCGGCCCGGGAGAAAAGTCATATCCCCGTCTATGGGAAAACAAAAAGTAATCCGGGTTGGACAAGTCCAATTCTCTTACATACTTCATCATGGAGTCCGGAATCGTTCTGTAGGACTCATTGTCATTCTTGGCGATTTCTCCCCGTATATGTACCAGCTGCTTTTCTAAAGAGATATCCTCGCATTTGAGCAGGGCAATCTCTTTGGGGCGTATGAAACAACAGTAGCATAGCATTACCATAACCAGATACGGAATATTCTCTTTCTCTAGATATCCTATCAGCTTGTCCATCTCTTCTTGTGTGAAAGTCCTTCTGGTCTTTGCCGTGAGACGCTTCGGCTTTCTTCTGAGTTTATTGAAAGGGTTCTCTGCTATATATTGCCTCTCAGCCATCCAATTAAACAATGAACGATAGAACCGGAGGTAGTTATTATATGTGGTTGCAGACAACTTGCTTTCCATATCGTCCAGAAAGTCTATTGCATCCGTTTGCGTGAAAGAGCTTGTATAGTAATTGTTGACATACCCTTTCTTTTTTAGCCATCCTTTGAACGTCTTGATGAACGAGTTGTAACTTCTCATTGAGTTAGCTTCGCTCTCTTTTGACTTGATGTCAATGAATTTGTCAAGCACGTCGCTCATCAGGGCGAAACCTTTAGGCATAGCTTCCTCAATAAACGGATTCCATCCGAGTTTGAGTTTGAGATCCAGGGATGCGATTACGGCTCGCGCCTCTTTCTTTCGCTCGCTCAGCGAATCGCCTCGATTGAATTTTATTCTGACGCGTTTCATCTTGCCTGTAGCAGGGTGTTTACAACTGAAAGAGATATACCAGATTTTGCCCTGCGTCAGTTTGGGCGGTATATAATCAATGTGCGGGAGAGGCGACGAAAAGAACATTTTTTTTTCTTTGCACAACTCCGCGAGGGCGTCATACAAGGAAAAATTTTGTCCCGTTTTTGTCCCGTTTGAGGGACTCGAACTATGTAAAATATTGGCAATTAGCCCATTATGGACTTTTAGTGGAGATGGGCGGATTCCCCCATTTGGTTTAAAATTTTTTAAGTCTTTGTCTTTCATTTACTTAAAAATTTTATAAAATCGTTTTATGTGAGAATTCTGTCCC